CGACTTGTGTACTTTGGAAAAGGTACAAAGAGGTTGGTTTTTACAATGAAGATCTTGCACCATGTGGATTTGATTGTCATGATATGAGTATTAGAATGAATAAAGCAGGCTATAAGAACGGCATACTTGCATTGAAATATCAAAGTGATGTCGACTGGGGGTCTACAAGAGAAAAGCCTCAGACAGAGGTTAATTCAAAAATAGGTGAGATATTTGAGCGTAATAAAAGACACGTAGTGCAAACATATAAAGATTATTTTAATTATGAGTAAAACTATATTATTAGGATCGAGTGGTTTTCTTGGTCCACAAATTCTTGCCAAGTATCCAGACATTATATCTGTTGGTAGAACAGTACCTCCAAAAACATCTCCTTTAGAGCATATTGATTGTCGTTCGTTAGAAGACTTACCTGATGTTTTAAATAACCTTACTTTTGATAAGGTTATTATGATGATTGGTAGTTCTAATCATACAGTTTTAAATGAACAAAGACCTCTCAATGTAGAAGCTATAGAAAAGAATGTGCTTCCAATGAAGAAGGTCTTTTCTTATCTTAGAACAAGAAAATTAAAAAAAGTAATAACATTTAGCTCTATTCTTTTATATGATAAAGAAGTGATGACTAATCCAGTCAAAGAACACACACCTTTGAAACCATATCAGAATGATTATATCTTTAGTAAGTATCTCGGTGAAGAAGTTGCAAGGTTTCATGAAGAGGTACCAAACATAGTTGTAAGATTAACAAACATATATGGACCAACAACAGTACTTGGTAGACCTGATTTGGTTAATGAATTGGTTGAAGGTTTATTGTTTGAAAAGAAGGCTAAAGTAAAAACAAATAAACCACAAAGAGACTTTATCTTCACAGAAGATGCATCAGATGCTATAGTTAGTTTATTAGATACTGATTACACAGGTCCTATAAATGTTGCATCAGGTGTTATGCATTCAGTTGAAGATATTGTTAGAACATTAGAAGAATTAACTGGCATAGAGATTGAAAGAGGTAATGGAAAGCATACAGGTCATTTACAGTTTGTAGCAGACATTACTAAACTTAGAGAACTAACTGGATTTGAACCAAAGTATGATTTAAGATCTGGTCTTGAGAAAACAATCAATAAAATGAAGGAGATGTATCTTGAGCGTATTTAATCCTAAAGTAGCTGTTATTACACCAACTATTGGTACTAAACATTTAAAACAAAATTTAGGATCAGTAATGAATCAATCATATAAAAATATGATTCATTTCATAGTTGTAGATGGTCCTCAGTATATGGAAAGAGCTCATGCTATACTTGAAGAAGTTGATAATAAAAAAAGAGAAGTAATATTTTTACCTGAAAATACAGGTCACAGTAATTATAATGGTCATAGAATATATGGAGCAGCTCCTTATTTAATTAATGCTGATTATGTCATGTTTTTGGACGAAGACAATTGGATTAATTCTTCTCATGTTGAAGACTTAGTTAAAGTAGCAGATAAGACAGATTGGGCATTCTCGTTTAGAAACATAGTTGATCAAGATGGTAAATTTGTTTGTAATGACGATTGTGAGAGTCTTGGTAAATGGCCAACATGCTTGAGTGATAAAGAATACTTTTTAGATGTTGGTGCATACTTTTTACCAAAAGCATTAGCGGTTCAAATATCACCTGCTTGGCATAGAAGAGCAAGACACCCTGAAGAGCAACCTGAAGTTGATCGTTTGATAATGCAAATACTTTTACACAATCAATATACATACGATTCAACTTATAACTATACACTAAACTATAGAGTTGGTAATAGAGATGATTCAGTAAAAGCTGATTTCTTTCTCCAGGGCAATGAACATCACTTAAAGAAATACAATGGTAAGTTACCTTGGAAAAAATAATGTAGTGTGATATAATTTAATTTTGTTATGGAGTTATTATGAAAATTAGTGGTGAAACACTTCAAGTGTTAAAAAACTTTGCGTCGATAAACACCAATATTGTATTTAAGCCTGGTGACACGATAGCAACTATATCGAGTGCAAAGAATATATTTGCACGAGCTAAAATAAAAGAAGAGATACCTAATCAGTTTGCAATATATGATTTGAATTCATTACTTGCAATGATATCTTTAGTAGATGATCAAGAAGTAAAGTTTGAAGATAACAAACTACAGATAACAAGTGCTAGTGGTACATTCGAATACTTTTATTCCAATCCAGAAGTAGTTACTGCAGCACCAGATGTTGCAATAGATCATGATGCAGTTTATAAATTTAAACTTACTGCAGAAGATATACAGATGATCTTAAAAGCAGCTGCAATAACAAATGCACCAACTGTATCAGTTTCAAACAAGGAGCAAAGTGTAACTATAAAAGTTGGAGATAGGAAGAATGATTCATCAAATAGCTTTCAAAAAGTTATTGGTTCAGCATTTGATGATTTTGATGTATTTGTTGCAGTAGAAAACTTAAAAGTTATTCCTGATGCATATGAAGTATCGGTTGCTAAGACAAAGAATGGCAAAGCTAAGTTTCTACATTTTAAACATGAATCAAAGGAGCTGCAATATTGGATAGCAGCAGAGCCTGGATCTAATGTATGAGCGAAGAATTCTTATGGGTAGAGAAGTATAGACCAAAAACTATTGATAGTTGTATCCTATCGACAGAGTTAAAATCATACTTTGAAACTATCATTAAAAAAGGTGAAATGCAAAATATGTTATTTGCTGGTACTTCTGGTACCGGTAAAACTACTGTTGCAAGAGCTCTTTGTGAACAACTCAAATCTGATTACATACTAATAAATGGTTCAGAAGAATCTGGCATAGATGTTCTCAGAACAAAGATTAAACAGTTTGCATCTACAGTTTCATTTACAGGTAACACAAAAGTAGTTATATTAGATGAGGCTGATTATCTTAATCCAAGTTCTACACAACCAGCATTAAGAGGATTCATAGAAGAGTTTTCAAATAATTGTAGATTTATATTTACTTGTAATTTTAAAAACAGAATTATAGAACCACTACACAGTAGATGTAGTGTAGTTGAATTTAAGATTCCATCTAAAGAAAAACCTAAAATAGCAGCAGGCTTTTTTAAACGAGTCTTACATATACTTAAAGAAGAGAATATACCTTCAAATGATAAGGTAGTGGCAAAAGTTGTAGAAAAACATTTTCCAGATTACAGAAGAACATTAAATGAATTCCAAAAGTATTCACAATCAGGAACTATAGATGAAGGAATACTTACAAACATAGCAGAAGTAAATGCAGATGAATTAGTTGTCTGTTTGAAGGAAAAAGATTGGAAGAGAATGAGAATGTGGGTAGTAAATAATTTAGACAATGATCCACAATCTTTATTTCGATTCATATTTGATACAATAATGCCACTAACTAATCAGGTGCCGCAACTTGTCTTAACGATTGCTGACTATCAATATAAAGCAGCTTTTGTGAGCGACCAAGAGATAAATCTTGTTGCGTGTTTAACTGAAATAATGGCAGGCGTATCGATAAATGAAAAATGAAACTATATCACCTTTTGCTTTTGTAAATTCAATTAATTATACAAAAGAAGATATCATGGTAGATGATATCGCCGAGAAACAATATATACCTTTTATAGTCAATAAAGGATTATCATTTACTCCTGATACTGTTGTCTATGCAAATGAGATGAATTCTCGCCCCCATTTACAAAAGTTACTGCAATACCAGTTTCTTATAAATATCGTCAGAAAGAAGAAAAGATTTAGTAAATGGATTAAGAAAGAAAAGATTGAAGCGATCGATATAGTGAAAGAATATTATGGATATAACACTGAAAAAGCACGTCAAGTAATGTCAATTCTCTCCACCGATCAAATTCAAATATTAAAGAAAAGGTTATACAAAGGCGGAACTGATGACGCATGAGTTTTTTAACATAGACATAGAAGGTTATACACCTTTAGAAGTCACACTTATACAACCAGATGATTTTTTGAAAGTTAGAGAAACACTTTCAAGGATTGGTGTTGCATCAAGTAAAGATAAAGTTTTATATCAAAGTTGTCACATATTACATAAACAATCGAGATATTTCATTGTTCATTTTAAGGAGTTGTTTGCTCTTGATGGGAAACAAGCTGACCTTACAGATAATGACATTGAAAGAAGGAATACAATAGCTAAGCTGTTGTCTGACTGGGATCTAGTTAAGATAATAGATTCCGAACTGCATATGAACATTGCACCTTTGTCGCAGATAAAGATTCTATCTTTTAAGGATAAAGATGATTGGTCATTGCAATCGAAGTACAATATCGGTAAAAAACGATAAACCCGCTGTGCCATATGGGCAGCATTTTTTAACTTGCTTATTAAGGAGAAACTAATGGTTGATTTAAATAACCCATTTTTTAAAGATTTTGATAAACTTTTTATTGGTTGGGACGACACCTACAATAAACTTACCAAACTACATGATGATGTGACAAAAAACATTCCAAACTATCCCCCATACAATATCAAACAGGTTGATGAAAACCACTATGTGGTTGAGCTTGCTTTGGCTGGATTTGCTAAACAAGATGTAGATGTTGTATTCGAAGAAGGTAAATTAACAGTCTCTGGTAAAGCTGCTGATGATAATGATAACTTTATCTTCAAAGGTATTGCTAACAGAGCTTTCACAAGAACATTTGCATTAGATGATACTATTGAAATCAATGATGCAGAAATGCTCAATGGTATGTTAAAAGTATTCTTAGAAAGAATAATTCCAGAACACAAAAAAGCAAAAAAGATAGATATTAAAGATAAAGCTGGAAAGGCTAAAAAACATTTTGCTGAAAAGGAATTATTAACAGAAGAATGAAATTAGGAATAGCTAAAACCAAGAAAGGTGCCTGGTTCTTTGAAGCCAGCACCTTGAATGGTCAAATAATTGTTATAGGAATACACACTTCAAGAAGTTTTAGTTTCCTTAAAATATTTTACACTGAAGAAGAAGCTACAAGTTACATTGCTAAACTCACATCAAAGGCGTATAATTAAAGAAAACATTGGAGGTTTTTATGAATTATCAAAAATATATTATTGTAGCTATCACATTTGCAATACTAATGGCCTTTAGTATTAACCAAGCATATTCACGCACTGTTACTATACCAGTTATTAGTGTACAACCTATGGAAGTTGCTCAAGCTAGATTAGTTAAAGGCACAAGATGTACTCCTATGGTTACTGGATATAATAACGGTAGAAGAGGTACTGAGTTTGGTCAAGTTATAGGTGGTGTCATTGGTAGTATGATTGGAAACAGTAACAGTGAAAGACGTATAGGAACTGCTGTGGGTGTTATTATAGGTGGCAGAATTGGTGAAAGACATAATACACCACCAGGTGTTGTTTATGGTAGAACTCACTGTGGTGAAACATATTCTAATCAAGTTCAAAGTGTTATAGAAGGCTATAAAGTAACTTACAAGTATCACGGAAGACTTGAGACAGTTATACTTAACTATGATCCAGGTTCTTATATTACTTTAGAAACAACAACGAGAGTTAGATGAAAAAACAAGCTGTCAAAGCACTAAAAGCACATGCTCTGGGTGAGATTGAAAAACATGTATACAATGTGGAAGTTTTATTGAATAATCCTCAAGGTATTGCAGAACACCCAGATCATATTGAGACTTTACAAAAAGAATTAGATGAATTATCCAAGCATCATGAAAGACTGACTGTATTAGGACATTATTTTCAAGTACGCTAATTGAGGATAATTTTTGTGATGTATATAAGGATAGTTTTCTTTATCAAGTAACTTTCTTGCATACCTAGTAAACCATCCATCACCAACCACATTTATTCTGAATCCCAAAAAACCATAAGATAATATCATTGTTTTATACATCCATGGGTTAAGTAATATTTCCTTACAAAAAGGCAGCTTTAATGTTATCCATTCATTTGTTGGTGTAACACCATCATTATAAGTTTGTGATTTTGGATGAAGTATTTCAATTATATAATTATTCAATGATAATGAACAATCATCAGTTATTATTATTATCTTTTTTCTGAGTGCCATAATATTATACTTAATGCTGATATTTGATTTAATGCTTCTTGTGGATCTCTTCCAGCAACTGGAAAGCAGCCTGAATCTTTATAATTTTTTTTAATGTATAAACATTGTGAATGTGTGTTATAAACATCAACTAAAGTTACTGTAGATGGTGATGATAAAAACACACAAGCCCAAAATATTTGATTCATTTAAACCACTTCCATACCATTGCCTCTGTCTTGTACACACGTGTATTGAATTTACATCCTCTTTCATCTTTTATTCTTTCTACCCACTTAAATGCACCATGTGTATCTACACATTTGTAATAACACGTAATAACTTGGTCTCTACCCAATTGAAACTGTTCAAGATGATTCTCATCAAAATATTGTAATTGACATTCATAGA